ACCTAATATATCGGTATAATAGTTTCCCTTGTGAATTAATATTTCGCTTCTATTTGGCACGTTTTGTATCCATAGGCTATCTCCGTGTTTTGGTGATTGGTGCTTAATCGCTTGGTAAGTTCCTTCTGGAATGCAACTTACATTTCGCTTGTTATTCCAATCTGGAACTTCAAGACTGTCGTATGCCTTAATTATTCCATCGTTATCATCTAATAGGTATAACTTACCTAACGTTTGCTTGTCGTTGTACGAATGTCTTTCAATTAGTATTTTCATTTTTCATCTCTTTTATTTCCTTTCTCAACGTGAAATTCGTTGTTCTTAATTTCATATTATCTTCATGTAATGTCTTGATCCTCTCTTCCATACTTATCATCTGCTTTTGTAAGGTTTCAAGTCTGTTATTAAGATAAGTGATGTCTTTTTGGTATATATCCCTAATATCGGACTTGTTCTTTAATTTTTTCTGGGTATAACCCCAAAACAATCCTGATGCGCCTGTAAGTCCACCTATAATTAATTCCCAATATTCAATTATTTGCTTCATAACTAATCTAATTGCCACCCGTGAAAAGGCTCTTGATAGTTTGGATATAAATCATCTTCATTATTTGTGTTCCATTCTGGGAACTTATCCTGATTATATACCATAAAGTTTTGAAATCGTTCTACATAGGTCTCCGCCGTGCTTCTATAATGCTGAATAAGGCTTTCAACTTCTTGCGTTCCTGCTTGACTTGAATTTTCACTTGTTGGCTTCATAATACCTTTATTCGTGAACTCATAAGGTGCAATTCTAAGGTACTCAACAAGCGTGTAATTAATAGTAATTGGCTTAATGTATTCCTTGATCAAGTTGTCAATATCAGTCGATATACTTCCTGCATTCACTTCGGTTTCTATTCGCTCAAATAAGTCCGTACCCAATACTGGCTCAACGTGCTTTTTTTGCGCTATTTCAATGTGAGTGATGAACTTATCAGCATCTATCGAACCTTGTAATGCTGAATATCTCTTAACGTCTTGTGTGCTTGCAAATAATACTTTCATCGTGCGTCTTTTGGTAGGTTTCTATTATTCGGTGAAAAGCCTTTACGTGCCATATCTTTAGGCTTCATTGCGACTTCTCTCGGGTTTCTAATTCTATAACCTTCTCGCTCTGCTTGATTAGTGCTTACTTTTGGCGCTAACGGCGATTTAACATCTATTGACCCCTGCTTTCTGAATGTTAACCTTCGCCATTTGTGATGACATCTCGCGCCCCCTTTGTATTTCCATATAGAATAAGTTGAGCTCCCACCTTCACCAAAACCTGCATTTACGGGTATTCCTCCCATACGGATTATATCTTCTTTTCGATACATTTTACCAGCACTTACCATTTTCTTACAAAACTCTCGACTATTTGCGCTTGTCCGTTCAGGATTATATTTATAACGAACCTTGTAATTGAACCCGTCTACGGTTTCATCTTGTTGACTTCGTGCGTTTGGTCTTGCCGTTCCTGTCCGTGCAAGTCCTATTTTTTCTAAAAAACTTTTTTCTCTTAACGCTTCTTCAGCTTCTAACACTTTAGCATCCATTTCAGCCTCACGCTCGTAATCAACCTCGCAATCATCAATTAATTCAAAGCCTCCTAAGTCATCTTCACCTGTTGCTATAAGGTCATCAGCGATCTTGCCTTCATACATTTCATTTGCTAAATTAATAGCTTTATCTTCTGTTTCGGGTGCAATATCCTTGCTTCCTACGTTTTCAAAATATAATTGTACAGCTATTCCATTTACGCTTACTAATTGCTCAATTATACTTGCCAACTCTTGCTGGTATTGTGCGACGTTTGTTTGAAGTAGTAAATTTGTAGCGGTTTCTATTTCGTCTGCATTGTTGCCTAATCCATTTGAACCAGCTCTAATACCTAATAACATAGGCGATGTAATTCGATGTCCTGCAATTAGTTTTTCAAAGCATTCTTTTGATAGGTATTCATATAAGTTTGGCGCATTGTCAAGCGGGATGTCTTCTACTTCTGTTTTTCCCTCTTCGTTTTCGCTGAAATTAACAATTACCATATCGCCTTCTGAACCTGTAAGGCGTTGTTTTATCTGCTCTGTATATAGCCGTCTTTGGTTATCGTCTGGTATGTTTCCATACACATTAACAACCTTTGTGGAGCTGAATCTGTTCTTGACGTTGTTTATAAGGTACTGGCTTATTTCTTGCTCTAACACGGCATAAGGTAAAGCACCCTCGTAATCTGGTGGCGTGAAATATTCATTGCCCGGGCTGTATTTACCCCATATAAATATCTCGTTTCCTGTTTTGCTATCTTGCGAATAAGCCTTAAATAGTTCAGGCTCGTCACTTGTTTTTTTATCTTCCCAATTCGGGTGGTAATACCAATTTTTTATCTCCCCATTTTTGTCCTTGACCTCTGGTCTAAGGGTGTGCATCGGGAAGTGGGTCAAGTTTGTTATCTTACCATTGTTTTTAGTTACTTGTATCGCCGCCATCCCTAATATCTTTTTATCTAAGAATAGTTTGCGCATACATTCATCGCTTATCAGCGACTTAACCTGCGCCCATTGGTCGGCTTTGTTTGATGCTGACTTTGCTTTTAAGCCTTTGCCAAACATCATTAAGACAAGCCCATTTATAATGGCATTATTGGTCGTACTGTTTTTATAGCGGTCTATAAGGTACTGAAAGTAGTTGTTATCTTCTCCGTATTCAACATACCCGTTCCGCTTGTTTTCTTCAATATCTGGGCTTGTGTATTTATCAAGTTGTAAAACCTCAATCATAATGTTATATATTCGTTATCGGTTATATTTGTCTCATATCTTCCCGCATTAAATGAGTAGTCGGAGTCCGTTACAAAAATTTTGTTCCTGTAAATTACAACGTCAACCTTGCTTATAACAAGCTCGTAATATTGCCCTTCATTCAAATCTAAGGTGGGTTCGACAAAGTTATAAATGCCTTCAACTTGCAAGTTCACATTTTCATTGACTACTTCCTTATTGCTTTGCTCATCTCGAATTAATACGTTTACAGTTTGATTGTCAAACCCTTGCCTTCCAAAGAAAAGTATTTTATTTTCCGTTGTTCCTAAAATCTTCATACAACAAATATAACATAATTTTATGAATTTTAACAGAATAAAAAAGCCCCACGTTTGCAGGGCTTAATTAATGGTAAATAAATCAAAAGTATTAAGCGTTAACAACGATACTTGTATTAGTATCATCCCCTATAATTGTCGGGTCCACAAATAACGCTGGTCGGGTTTCCTTTCCAGTCGCTTCAATGTTATAACCGTTATTTTCTCCCATTGCTGAACCGCTTACGGCTGTTGCAACTACGTCCATTCCATTCTCACCACCTACTAATTTGAAATTACCTGCATAATCTTCAACTATAATTATAGGTCGGCTTTTGCTCATCTTCTCTAATTCGGCACTATCATCAGGTGTCTGCTTTTTAAGAACCGCTGTAACGGTTGGCGAATAAAAGCTCGTTCCTGCTTCTCCTGATACTTCATTTGTATCTTCAAGCGAATGACCACCATCCCTTAATTCATACTTATGTAAATCATAAGGGCTTGCCGGCGTTCCAAAATCTGTAATTTCATTGTTTGCCACCGTCTTATTAGCGAAAAGTTCAGCGTCAAAATTAATGAAATACAAATTCTTCAATCCACCTTGTGTTTTGCAAAGGTGCGGTCTGCTTCTGCTTATTGTTTCACAACTCATTTTATAATGTTTTTAGAAGGGGAGCGGTTAAACTCCCCTTTGGTTATTAATTTGCTGAATTTGTAATTCCGTATGTTACGATGTCTTGAGCAAGTGCGTACTGAACACCTCCAGTAAATCTCATTACAAATCTTACGTTTTGAGAGCCGTCAGTTTCCGCCATATCGATCAACTTTACTTCATTATGGTCTGCGATTAAAGACGTTCCAAAATGCAGATTTTCCACATAAGATGCGAACATCACATCTCCGCTCAACCCATCGGCTTTGAAAATCTTAATGCCGTCAAATTCGGTTGCGTTGATGTCCTGATTATTGAACCTATCAAGGTAGCCTGCATTCCCTAAAGCTCTTTTGTAGGCTCTGAAAACTTTTGGTGAAACGTAAATTTGATAGTCTGCTCGAGATAAGACACGTTCAGGCGTTGCATCTACTACGTCACCAATTTCATCTCGTACATTAGCAGGCGTTATGGTTGTTCCAGCTACTTCCTGCCCTGATGGAAGGTTCGCATCCGCTGCAATTAAGGTTGTGAACCCATCATACTCACCGCTATTTGTATTATCGCCTGTCCATATAGACGTCTCGTTGTTTTGAGCAACTTGTGCTATCTGTTGAGCGATTATGAAGTCGCTGAAATTTTTAGGAAGGTCATCGTGTGTCGAATTTATTAACTGCTTAGCATCCCAAGTTTCACGATAATCCTTTTTGCAAAATTCAAGGTTAACGTCAAGTTCTTTTGGCTGTAATACCCTTTCGGTTGTCGTTACCGTTCCAGTTGCGTTAAAATCACAACTTGCGTCCTTTATTAATCCAGTAACGGTCGTTGGTCGCAAAGGTTTTTTGAACTTAATGCCTTCGTCAATTGTCAATGCTCTTGATGCCAAGGTAGGCGAATTTAAAAGTGCTGGGGCTATATACTTTCCAGCTTCCTCACCTGCATAGCTTGTTGTAATATTATTTGTTGTTGCCATTTTTTATTTAATTTGATAATTGTTTCATTACGTTTTGCAGGATTGTTTTACTTTGGTCTACCTGCATTTTGACCGCTTCTGTTTTAACCTCAGCTTCTGGGCTGTGTTTTTTTGGCTCTACAACTTCAGCGGATGCTTCTACTTCTTCCGCTTCTGGTTGTTCTTTTGGTTGTTCCTTTTCCATCTCTGGCTTTTCGGACTTTTCCTCGTCTTGCTTTTCCATTTCCTTTTTGTCTTTCATATAGTTAGCAAGCTCCGATATTTGACTTTCGACCTTTTCAAGCCTTTTTTTCATCTCTCCGAGTTCGGTCTCCTTCTTTTCGCCTTCTGCTTCGGGTTCTTCACCACCGCCTTCAGCGTCTTTAATTTCTTTTAAAACGCCTTCCTCTTCAACGACTAAAATA